TTGAAGTCTTAATGTCTATGAAGGACTTGTATCTGGATGAAATGGGCTGGGAGGTTTATGATTTCTTACAACCAGTGGTTATTGATGGCATTTGTTATAGCCATTACTTTGTTTCTGGTGTTATGGGACGACCAGTGAGTTCATCAAATGCACTGCTCACGAAGCAACACATGAGTTGTGTGATGGGTCACGTACAGGATCGCTCAATCAGTTACGCAAGACGGGCTGATGGGAGTCGTATTACTGGATTGTTTGCAGGTATCTTCTACACACACGACGAAGAATACTTGAATCCGCAAACAAATGGATCATGGTCTGGTATCTGGATGTTACATGAGATCAATGATGGCTCATTTGACGAGATGCCAGTGTCAATCAATTACTTAGCAAAGAGGTACGCATAATGAGTGGCGATCACAACGATTACTTATTCGGAGACTATAATGTAGCTTCTAAGCTACAAGTGAAGTTATCAATTCGGATGTATGACGATGAGATGATTATGCACAACGAGTATCCTGATGATGTGGCGTGGCAACACGTGGTCAATGACCTTATCAAAACGGTTGAGGCATCATATGGTTATACGTTTGACATAGAAGACTTTGGTATCTACTACAAAGGTAAAGACGATGCTGAGTAGAGATCACCAAGTATGCGGCGCACATTACGTATCTAAAGAGGTACAGCCTTGGGACGCTATGGAGTCATGGATGACCGAAGAGCAGTACAAGGGATTTATGTTAGGTAACGTAATCAAGTACGTGGCACGTTTTCAAGACAAGGGCGGTAGATATGATTTGCAAAAAGCGCAACACTACCTTGACAAATGCTTAGAATTGTGGTAAAATAGATGCTTACGCTTGAAGATATAAAACAGAAGCTCAAGCAGTTTGACGAGGTGACTCTGATGGAAACGTTAGAGATCACCTCTGACGACTTGGTAGACAGGTTTACAGACCTGATTGAACAACAACAAGACACACTGGAGTTACAATTTGATGACCACACATCTTGGGATCACGATTGACTATGAGAGGGATGATCGACTCAGCGAACAAGCAAATAAACTCATGCATGACTACTATCTTCTTGAATCTGAACAGTCTCCGCAAGAAGCTTTTGCTCGTGCTAGTGTTGCTTACTCAGACGGTGACCTCGACTTTGCACAACGCATATATGATTATGTGTCAAAAGGTTGGTTTATGTTTGCCTCGCCAATTCTTTCTAATGCCCCAGAACCAAACGGAAAAGTTACTGGTTTGCCTATTAGCTGTTTCCTTACTTACGTGGGGGACAATCTTGATAGCCTTATTGAGCATAATAGTGAGGTAGCATGGCTTTCCGTAAAGGGCGGTGGTGTGGGTGGGCACTGGTCAGATGTCCGAGGTATCAGCGACAAAGCACCGGGTCCGATTCCATTCCTGAAAGTAGTGGATGCCCAGATGACAGCGTACAAGCAGGGCAAGACACGCAAGGGAAGCTACGCCGCATACATGGACGTAAGTCATCCTGATATTGAAGAGTTTGTAAACATTAAAGTAGCCACTGGTGGTGACATCAACCGCAAGTGTCTTAACTTATTTAACGCAGTGAACATCACCGATGAGTTCATGGAGGCAGTAATCAATGGTAACCAATTCAATCTTACAGACCCGCACACAGGAATTGTTAGAGATACAGTCGAAGCTCGCAAGCTGTGGCAACGAATCCTTGAAGCTCGCTTCAGAACTGGCAGTCCATACCTTAACTTTATCGACACAGCCCGAAGAGGCCTACCAGACGCTCAGAAGCAACTTGGTTTGTCAATTAATGGGAGCAACCTGTGCAATGAAATCCATCTCGCAACATCTGAAGAACGCACAGCAGTCTGTTGCCTCTCAAGCGTCAACCTCGAACTCTACGATGAGTGGAAAGGAAGCGGAATGGTTGCAGACCTTATCCGATTCTTGGACAACGTGCTTCAATTCTTTGTTGACCACGCACCAGAACAACTATCAAAAGCTGTGTACTCAGCTTACAGAGAACGTTCTATCGGACTTGGGGCAATGGGCTTCCACGGATACCTCCAAAGCAAAGGAATAGCATGGGAATCTTGGCAGGCCGCCAGCGCCAACTATAAGCTGTTCAAAGACATCAAGGAGCAGGCAAGTGAAGCAACATATCAATTGGCAACAGAGCGTGGTGAATGTCCTGACGGAACTGGTACAGGTGTGCGTAACATGCATCTTCTGGCTATCGCTCCTAACGCTAACAGTAGCCTCCTATGCGGTTGCTCTGCCTCTATTGAGCCTCGCATATCTAATTGCTATGTGCACCGGACAAGAGCAGGCTCTCACACGATTCGTAATCCATACTTGGAAGAAGTGTTAGAACGTCATGGTAAGAATACACAGGCAACGTGGAAAACTATTCTGGAAAATGAAGGCAGTGTGCAGTCTTTGGAGTTCCTCACGGATGATGAGAAAGCGACATTCAAAACAGCTTTTGAGATTGACCAGAACTGGGTTGTTGAACACGCAGGGAAGCGACAGGAATTTATATGTCAAGGGCAGTCGGTTAACGTATTCTTTGCGTCTGGTACGGACAAAGCTATCGTCAATCAGGTGCATCTCAAGGCTTGGAAAGACCAACTTAAAGGACTATACTACCTCCGCACCACTGCGGGCGTTACAGCAGAGAAAGTGGGAACGAAAGTTGACCGCAATGCGCTGAAGGACTTTACAGATGACGATGATGTCTGTGTGAGTTGTCAAGGATAGGAGAACACATGAACGTAACAGAACTGAAAGAACATGAGGATGGCTCTGCCACTTACCAGTTTGACATGACTGATGAAGAGCATCGTATGATGTGTCAGCAGGGCATCGTCTGGTGTATTGTTGCAGGCATCACAGGGGCGACACCAGAGAAAGTATTGAAGGACTATTTAGACAATGTCGACGACACCTGAAGATCTAGTCTCAGAAGAGACGCAGGAGCAATTCAAAGGCAGCACTATGTCCAAGGCAGGGAAACTTGCCATGGAACTCGCCACTGAGAAGAAACGACTGCAGCAAGAACTTGATGATCTTCAGATACAGTACGAAGAGATCAAACCAACGACACCGACTGGTACTGTAGACTGGTATGTTAAGTGGGTGTCTATGTTCCTAGCTGTACTGGGTGTGTTTTTAATCAATGCACATCTTGTTATGTGGGGACAGGTTGCCTACGTCGTCAGTAGTTTTGGTTGGGTGTACGTAGGTGGCGTATGGAACGACAGAGCTATTCTGATCGGTAGTGCGATTAGTGGTACTGCTGTAGGTGTAAATCTCATGCAACGAATGGTAGAACTATGAAAGAGAAAGTACCAAAGATACTGAGTAGGCTTGATCTCATTAAAAACCTAAGTGAGCATAGTAAACTACTCAATGACTGCTTTGATGTCATTATGGATTTACATGACGAAGTGGTCAGACTAGAAACACATAATCAAAGACTATTAAACGTCATATATCAAAACCAATCAGAACTGGAGAGTGAGTATGAGTCTACTAAAAAGTAACACAACATACAAGCCATTCGCATACCCTTGGGCAGTGCAGTACGCCACAGAGCATGAGCGTATTCACTGGATTGAGGACGAGTTAGAGTTACAGACAGATGTTAACCACTGGAAGTCTGATGCACTGACGAAGTCTGAGAAGAACCACATCACACAGATCTTACGTTTGTTTACTCAGACGGATGTCGCTGTTGGTACGAACTACCTTGAGTACTACATCCCTAAGTTCAAGAACAATGAGATTCGTGCGATGCTGACTGCGTTCGCAAGTCGTGAGTTTATCCATCAACGTGCATATGCATTACTCAACGACACACTGGGCCTGCCAGAGGAAGAGTTCACTACGTTCCTAGAGTATCAGCAGATGGCTGAGAAGGTAGAGTTCATGGGTGACATTGATGTCAACAGCGTTCGTGGTACGGGACTGTCTATTGCACGGTCTGTTATGAATGAAGGGATGAGCCTGTTCAGTGCATTTGCGATGCTACTCAACTACCAACGCTACGGTAAGATGCCGGGAATGTGTACTGTTGTTGAGTGGTCAGTACGTGATGAGAGTCAACATGCAGAGGGCATGGCTAAGTTATTTAGGGAGTTCTGTGATGAGCACCCACGGATTGTAAACGATGAATTTAAGAAAGATATCTACGAGATGTTCAGAACTGCAGTCAAACTTGAAGACAAGGTTATTGATCTTGCGTATGAGATGGGTGACTTGGAAGGTTTGTCGGCGACAGATGTCAAGCAGTACATTCGCTACCTCGCAGACAGACGACTACTGCAACTTGGTCTCAAGACGAATTGGAAGGTTAAGGAGAATCCTCTTCCGTGGATGGAAGAGTTACTAGGCGGGTCTAGTATTAGTAACTTCTTTGAGAAGCGAGTGACTGACTATAATGCACACGGACTAGATGGAGACGATTGGGGATGGTAACAGGTAGATTTCACAATGTATTCGGGCTGTCTATGGAGACAGTCCAGAGCCAACCTGTCTTGGGTTGGAAAATGGATGAAGACATAGATGACGCACAGGTCTATTTCTTTGAGGGTTTCATCATCAATATCCCGTTCTTTAAGATTATGATAGGGGATATCTACGAAGTTTTTGAGTAGCTCTCCAGTGAGCATTTGGGGGCCTTATGGCCCCTTCTTTTTATCTAATGGTTGGTGCTAGTGGGTCTTCTTCGTAC